AAGGCTGAAAAGGCGGCCCAGAGCACCATCGAGAGCCTCACCAAGAAGCTCGAGGGGAAGGACGGGGCGCTGAAGAACTACCTCATCGACAGCGGGCTTTCCGAGGCCATGCTGAAGGCGAACGTGAAGCCGGACCTGATGCCAGCCGTTAAGGCGATGCTGAAGGAGCGGGCCGCGCTGGTCGAAGATGGGGACGCCTACAAGGCGCTCATGGGAGAAAAGCCTCTGGCGGAGGCCATCCTCGAATGGGCCGCGAGCGATGAGGGGAAGCCCTTTGTGCTCGCGTCCGACAGCTCAGGCGGCGGAGCCGCTGGTGGCCAGCTCCCCACCGGAGGGACCCAGAAGAAGGGCGACTTCGGCGGAACCAAAGATGAGCGAGTGGCGGCAATCGCCTCTCGTTTCCCTGAACTCGCACAGAAGTGAGGTTGTAAATGTCGCTTGCCCAAATGAAGGTGTTCAACACCTATGTCATGCCCGCCATCATCGAAACCCTCGGGCAGATGGTGGCAAAGTTCAACGCGGCCTCGAATGGCGCAATTCGCCTGACCACCGAAGGGTTCGACGGTGACTTCTATCAGGAGAGCTTCTTCGCGGCCATCCACTCGGCCCAGCGCCGCGTGGACCGCTACGCTGCACAGGCTGCGGCTTCGGCCACGGACCTGAGCCAGCTCCAGAAGGACGGCGTGAAGGTGGCGGGCGGCTTCGGCCCCATCCGCTTCGAGCCGTCGCAACTGACTTGGCTCCAGAAGCCGACCGCTGAAGGCATCGAGGTTGCTTCGCGCAACTTCGCCGAGGCGCTCCGTGAAGGACCAGCTGAACACCGCCATCTCGGCGCTGGTGGCTGCAATCGAGAACCAGCCCACGCTGGTGAACGATGTCTCCGCAACTGGTGCAATCACCTAGTGCGGCCATGAACGCGGCCCACGCGAAGTTCGGCGACAGCTCGAGCCTCATCGTGGCGAACGTCATGGATGGCTCGACCTTCCACCGCCTCATCGGCCAAAACCTCGCGAACGCTCAAGAGCTGTTCAATGCGGGGAACGTCACCGTGGTGAACATCCTCGGGAAGCCTGTCATCGTCACCGATGCTCCGGCGCTCTTCGAGGACGCCACTCCGGACCTGAACAAGGTTCTGGGGTTGGTGGACAGCGCGGCCGTGGTGTTCGACGGTGGGGATGTTATCTCCAACATCGAAACCACGAACGGCCAGACCCGCATCGAAACCACGATGCAGGTGGATTACAGCTTCGGCCTCGCTCTGAAGGGCTATTCGTGGGACACCGCGAACGGCGGGAAGTCGCCTTCGGATGCGGAGCTCGCGACCGGAACCAACTGGGACAAGGTGGCCACCGATGTAAAGCACACGGCGGGCGTCATGGCCATTGGCTCGGCGGCTGTCGCCATCTAAGGCTCGCCACGCGGCGAACGGGGGAGGGGAGGCTTCACGGCCTCCCCGTTTTTCGTGTCTAATGCACACCTCACTAGAAGGAGGCCATGATGGCAGGAAAGCTGACAATTGAACCGCGGGGGTACGGCGTTCGTCACCCATCCCATCACCCCAGCCGTGAAGGCACATCTGAACGCTCAGGGCTTGCGCGTGGTCGATGCTCGACACGCTGGTCCGGAGGACGACATCATCGACGGCGCGGCGCTCGATGCCGAGCTGGCAACTCCGGCCGATGCCGAGCCTGAGCTCGAGCTGGCGGCGGACACGGCTTCGAAGCCTGTCCAGAAGCCGAAGCCTACCGCTCCAGCTCAAAAGGCTGTAAAGCAGGCCCCGAAGCCCGCCTCGAAGTGAGGCAAGGTGTCCACGAGGGAGGTGAGTGATGTCGATGGTGGTGGAGAACGGGACGGGCCTGTCGAACTCGAACAGCTACGTCTCCGAAGCTGAGGCGGACGCCTATGTCCTCCTCCGTCTGGTCCCTGACTGGGCGAACCTCACCGTCGAGCGCAAGGATGCCTCCCTCGTGGCCGCCACGGACTACATCGAGGCCACCTATCGACAGGCCTTCAAAGGCCACCGGATGGGGCAGACACAGGCTCTCTCGTGGCCACGCGAGGACGCCTATGTGGACGGCTTCGAGGTGGCTCGCAACATCGTCCCCGATGGCGTGAAGAAGGCCGCCATCGAGCTCGCCATCCTACACTCTCAGGGCGTCCCGCTTCTCCCTGACAGCATCACGCGAGGCATCAAGCGCGAGAAGGTCGATGTCCTCGAAGTCGAATATCAGGACGGCGCTCTCCCGATGGCCCAGTTCCCGCTCCCCAGCCGCCTCCTCCAGCCCTACCTCGAGGGAAGCTCGAGCGAGAGCGGAGCCATGAGCCTGAAGGTCCGCCGCGTATGACGCTCGCGGCCACAGCTCAGCGCCTCATCGAGGCGAATGGCGAGGCTGTGGTGTTCATGGCTCCGGCCACCACGCCCGCGTTCAATCCCGTGACGGGCGCTCCCCAGACGCCTGTCGCTCCGGACCCTGTGACGGGCTCCGGCGTCCCCACTCGCTACAAGGCCCACGAGGTCGATGGTTCGACCATCCTCGCCGAGGACGTTCGCCTTCTGGTGGGCGTGGGTGGACCGTATCCCCGAGCGCGGCTGGTCCGCGTCAGCTCGCGGGCGACAGCTTCCGCGTGATGGATGTCCAGCGCATCCGCAAGAGCGGTGCGAACGTCCTCCTCATCGCCCAGCTCCGGAGGAACTGATGGGGAAGAAGGCGGCGCGGGCTGGCGCGAAGGTGGTCGAGCGGCTGGTGGGCGAGCGTGTCTGGTTCCCCGTCCAATGGGAGGAGGCCACGCTCGACAGCGTTCTGACAGGCTCCGAGGACGAGGTTCTCGCCTACATCATCCGCCGCGATGACGGCCGTGTTCTCACCATCGACGCCCAGATGAGGCCCATCGAGGAGGTTCTCTGATGCCTTGTTCAGTTCAATATCATCTCTCCATCCTTGCGGAGCCCTCTGGGCGGCATCGTGAAGCTCTGGCTTCTCATCCTCGCTTCAGGCTTCGCTGGGCTCTCCTGTGTGGCTCATCTCTTGGCTGGAGGCTCCTCTGATGTCCCACGCTATCGTCTCCGCCGCTCTGGCGACTGTGCTCGACACGCTCGATGTCCCCACGGCCTTCGAGAACGCGGACTTCGTGCCTCCGGCTGGCGTCCCGTATCTTAGCGAGAGCCTCCTCCCATCGGGGACCGTCCCTCTGGGCGTCTCGAGCTCGAGCTCGGACCTGTTCGAGGGCATCTATCAGGTGCTCGCCCACGCTCCGGCTGGAGCTGGCAAGGGCGCGGCCTTCGCCCTCGCCCAGCAAGTCCTCGACCTGTTCCCTCGCGGGCTCCGGACCACCTTCAGCGGCTCCACCGTCACCATCCGGCGAGCTGAACAGAACGCGGCCTTCAAGTCCGGCGACAGGTTCGTGGTGCCTGTCTCCATCTACTACAGGCTCGCGGCGTGAGCTTCACCGCGGACCTCCGGCGCTTCTCCCAGCGCACACAGAAGGAGCGGGACACGCTCATCCGCTTCTTCTGTCTGAACCTCCTCCGCGATGTCGTCCTCGGGACGCCCGTGGACACAGGTCGAGCTCGAGCGAACTGGCAAGCCACACTGGGTTCTCCGGCCACTGGCATCGTGGAGAGCGAGGACCGCAATGGTGGAACCACCGCTGGCAAGGGCTCCAGAGTGGCCCAGAAGGCGGCGGGCGAGGTGTTCTATATCACGAACAACCTCCCCTATATCTACAGGCTCGAGTTCGAGGGCCACAGCTCACAGGCTCCGGCCGGATGGGTTCGGACCTCCATCGACAGGAACCTCCGCCTCCTGAGGTGATAAGGCGACTTGACATCCCTCCTCGAGCTCGTCTAATGGAGAGCTCAGGGCCACGGTGGCCCGCTGAGGAGATAACACCATGACGAAGTTCACCAGCCGCTACATTGACGACATGAAGGCCGAGGGCCTCTTCTTCACCGCTGGCGCTCTCACCTTCCAGCTCGGCCTCGGCCGCTCTTACGGCGCACACTTCGGCCTCCGCTCGACCATCGAGGCGGACCGCGCTGAGTTCTTCTCTGGCTACGATGCCGCCCAGCGCGGCGCGAAGCGCTAAGGAGGGCTGGACGATGTGCAACGCCCCGAACTGCAATCACACCCGTGACGAGCTGGACGACAGCCTCGAGGACATCTTCGGGGAGGGCTTAGTCCCCGCTGGCGAGAAGGTGGACGACAGCCTCCTCCAGCACCAGCTCGCGAACACGCGGATGTTCAACGTCAAGTGCAAGGCCTGTCGCGGTTCTGGGAACTTCGTCGGCTATTCCGGCCGCGTGGTGGGGGCCTGCTTCAAGTGCAAGGGGAAGGGGACCATCTCCACAAAGACGGACCCCGTGGTTCTCCAGAAGCGCCGCGAACAGGCCGCCGCGAAGAAGGCCCAGAAGGAGCTCGAGGCCGCCCAGCTCGCGATGGCGTGGATGGAGGAGCACGAGCTCGAGGCCGCTTGGCTCACGGCCGCCGCCAGCCGTGGCTTCGAGTTCGCCACCAGCCTCCGCGAGAGCCTCCTGAAGTGGGGGAAGCTCACGGATGGACAGCTCGCGGCCGTCCGGCGTTGCATGGAGAAGGACGCGGCTCGCAATGCCCAGAAGGCCGAGCGCATCGCGAACGCTCCGAAGGTCGATGTCTCGGCCGTGGTGGAGACGCTCGAGCGCGCTCACCAGAATGGTTTGAAGCGCCCGAAGCTCCGGCTGGCTGGGTTCGTCATCTCGCGGGCTCCTGACACTGGCAAGTGGGCGGGCTCGCTCTACGTCACCAGCTCCGAGGACGCCTATCTCGGCCGCATCACGGACGGGGCCTTCGTCCGGACCCGCGAGTGTTCGGATGCGCTCGAGGCCGAGTTCCTCGCCCTGTGCGCCCAGCCGCTCGAGGCCGCCATCGCCTACGGCCGCCAGACGGGCGTCTGTGCGTGTTGCGGCCGCGAGCTCACGGACCCCGTGAGCGTCGAGCGTGGCATCGGCCCTATCTGTGCCCAGAAGTTCTTCGGAGCATGAGCCGCTCTCTTGGCATCGAGCTCCCGCTCCTCCGTCACTGGGAGGGCTCTTGGGCTATCATCCACACGGAGAGCGGGGACTGTGTGCTCGAGCTGATGAAGCCGGACGCTCGCCACGCGCGCCGAATGAATGGCCGAGCCTTCCATGCAATCACCATCGGAGAACACCTCTCCGGCCTTAACTCGAAGTAGGACTTCCATAGATGCACCACCCCACCCACCAGTTCGNCCTCCGCGCCATTGCCTTCGAGGGGCTCCCTCGGAGCGCTCAGGTGGCGCTCGTCACCCGTCGCATCCATCACCGCCGCCCTCTGGACATCCTGAGGCTCCTCGAGCNCTTCGCGCTCGTCACCAGCGTGGAGGCGGCTGGAGCCACGCCTGAGGCCATCCTGAGCAACCTCACGCCTCTGGGGGCCGAGGTTCGCGGCGTCATCCTCGACAGCATCCTCACCAGCCGGACGGGCCACTGGATGCTCGAGCGGCCCGAGTGGGAGGCGTGGGCGAACGAGCCCTAAGCTCCGCAATTTTGCGGGCGGCGCGGCGCTGTGCTATCAGCTCCGCGCTGTCCAGCAAAACAGGAGTTTTCCAATGAGTGATATTGTCTCCAGCGTCGGGACCGTGATGTCCGTCGATGATGCGGCTCCGGCCACCCTATGACGCCACCGGCTTTGCGGCCCTGACTTGGGCCGAAGTGGGCGAGCTCGCCGAGCTTCCCGCCTACGGCTCCGAGAGCGCGCTCGCCACTCACACCCCGCTCAAGACTGGTATCGTGGCCAAGCGCCGCGGCTCGATTAACTACGGCTCGCTCACGCTCACGATGGCCCTCTCGGCTTCGGACGCTGGAGCGGCCATCCTCGAAGCGAAGGCTGATGCCGCCGCTGGTTCGGACGCCTCTGTCTCGTGCAAGGTCGAGCTGGTGAACGGTGCTATCCAATACTTCACCGCTCAGGTGATGAGCTTCAAGGTGAACCCCGCGAACGCGGACGCCATCACGATGGTCGAGGTGATGCTCGAAATCGACAACAGCATCGTGAAGGTTGACGCCCCGTAAGGGCTGAGGCTTGTCGTCCTGTAAAGGGGTGACTACACAGGACGGGCGTGGAGCTGGTGCATCCGACAGCTCCGCGCCCGTCTTTCGTTTCCGGATGCTGAAGGATGCAATTCATGGATTTGAACAACCTCAAGCCGAAGCTCGCCGATGAAGGCGCGGTGATGGAAGTCCGCCACCCCGAGACTGAAGAAGTCATCGAGGGGATGACGCTCACCCTTCTGGGGAAGGACAGCGATGTGTTCAAGAAGCTCCGCCGCAAGCGCCAGAACGCGGCTCTCGCCCGCGTCTCGAAGGGCAAGAAGGCCCTCGATGTGGACGCGGAGAAGATGGACAGCGAAGGCCTCGATGACCTCGTGGCGCTCACTCGCGGCTGGACTGGCTTCCAGCTCGATGGCCAGCCGCTCGAGTTCACGCCCGAGAACGTCCGGAAGGTGTTCGAGGGATGGGAATGGCTCCGCGAACAGGCCGAGGAGTTCGTGAACAGCCGCTCGAACTTCTTTCGCCGAACTGGAAGCTGAGCTCGAGCTCTATGTCCGTCAGGCGGCTTGGCTCTACACTGTCCCAGAGAAGGCCAAGCAACCTAGGCACAAGACGAAGGTGAGCTCCTATCCACCGCTCAGGGCGGGCCACCACATCCTCGAGGTTCTCTTCGAGGTGGGGCCTGTCCAAAGCGCGGGGATGGGCGGGCTCACCGCCATCTCGGAGCTCGAGCTCTGGGCGTGGCAAGTGAACAGGGACCACCCGCTGAGTTCGTGGGATGTGTCTCTGGTGAGGCGGCTCTCCGGCGTCTATGCGACGCAAGCGATGGAGAGCCGAGCTCCCTCCTGTCCTCCGCCTTACGTCCCACCGCGTGAGGCTGTTCCACAGGAGCAAAGGGACCGCATCGCGAAGGAGATGGAGAACTGGGCAAAGCGCCTAGAACGCCAGCTCTCGGGAAAGCGGAGCCCGTGACTTCAGGGCGAGGTTCGCCTATAGAGCCACAAACGAAAGGGCTCTAAATGGCGGACCTCGCGAACCTTCGCATCTCTGTGGACAGCCGACAGGTTCGGACCTCGACGGCGGANCTCGACAGCCTCGAGCGCTCCGGCCGCCGCGCTGAGGCGTCCACGAACGCCCTCGCCAGCTCTAGCAATCGGCTGGGCCTCGCCCTTCGCTCTATCGGCTTCGGCCTTGTGGCCGCTGAAGTCATCCGGATGGCTGACAGCTACACCTCGATGCAATCGAAAATCCGGCTGGTGACGGACAGCCAAGCCGAGCTCGCGGCCGTCACTCAGCGCGTGTTCGACATTGCGGTGGGCTCGCGCTCGAGCCTCGAGGCCACGACAGAGCTCTATGGCCGCCTCGCCCGCTCGGCTGACAATCTCGGGGCCTCCCAGAGCGAGGTCCTCAGGGTGACGGAGGCCATAAACAAGGCGGCCGTGGTGTCCGGCGCAACATCTCAGGAGGCCACCGCTGGCATCATCCAGCTCTCGCAGGGCTTCGCCTCTGGTGTGCTCCGTGGTGAAGAGCTGAACTCCGTCCTCGAACAGATGCCCCGCGTGGCAGAGATGATTGCGGACGGGATGGGCATCACCGTGGGACAGCTCCGCGCCTTCGGAAAGGAGGGCAAGCTCACCTCGGACCAAGTGTTCGGGGCGCTCCTGAAAACGTCCGGCGATGTGGAGGCCGAGTTCGCGAAGATGCCCATGACGGTGGGACAGGCGCTCACGAACCTGAGGAGCTACACCACCCGCTTCATCGGCGAGCTGGACGAGATGGACNGGCTTCACGNNGGCGCTGGCTGGAGCCATCACCGTTCCTCGCCCAGAACCTCAGCTCCATCGCGGCCATCGCTGGCGTGGTGGCGGCTCGTCTGGTGGCCATCCGCGTGGCTATGGCTGTCGGAGCTGTGACGGCCTACCTCCAGCAAGTCATCGCGTTGAATGTGGCTCTGGGGGCTACCTCGGCCCGCTCGGCCCCTGTTCGCGGCCTCCTTGAAGGGCGTCCAGCGCGCCTTCATCTCTCTGACAGCCACCATGATGGTGAACCCGTTCGTGGCCATTGCCACGGCCGTGAGCGCCCTCATCGGGCTCCTGTTCGTCTATCGTGACGAACAGTTCAAGCTCGGCGAGGACACTGTGACGGTGGCGAACATCTTCGTGGGCGCGTGGGACTATGTGAAGCAGGCCTTCCAGTTCGTCCAGAAGGCGTTCTCCGAGGGCTGGGCCTCGGCTTTCGCGAGCGTCTCTCCGGCCCTCGCGTGGATGGGCTCGGCCTTCGACAAGGTGCTCAGCTTCGTGGGGAACCTCGTCCGGACCACCGTCAACCGTTGGATAGGGCTGTTCGTGGGCCTCGGGGCCGCGCTGAAGGCGCTCATCAGCGGCGGGGATGTGGCTGGGGCCTTCATGGGTGCTTTCCGGACGGACTATGTGGGTGCCTTCACCACCGCTGTGATGGGCGGGCTGGTGGCGCTGAACAATCACGGGGCCTCGCTTCGTGGGGCTGGCGAGGCTCAGGCGGACCTTAACAAAAAGACGAAGGGCTTCGTGGCTCCGGCTGGCGAGGCGGAGAAGGCCGCCAAGAAGGTGAAGGACGCGAACGAGGACGCCCTGAAGAGCGGCCTCGAGGCGATGGAGGACTACATCAGGGGCCTCCGTCTCCAGCGCGAAGAAATCGGCCTGAACGAAATCCAGCTGATGCGCCTCAATCAGGCGCGTGAGCGGGCGAAGATATTGGACCTCGAGGCCCTCGGCCTGTCGAAGCAGAAGGCGGACTTCCTCCGCGCTGAGCTCGACGCTGAAGGCGCTCTCCTCATCGCCCGCACACAGAAGGACAAGGTGGACCAGATACGGGCCGAGAACAGCGCCCTGAAGGAACAGCTCGCGCTCTATTGGGCGAGCGCTCAGGCTCAGGACGCGGCTCGAGCTGGGCGCGAAGGCCTCGGGATGGGCCTCGAGGGCGACACTCTGGATGCCTTCATCACGGAGAGCGTCGAGAAGGGGAACCTCGAGCGCGCTCGTGACGAGCTCGACGGCGTGAAGGAGAAGCTCGAGGAGATTAGGGACCTCAGCTTCGACATCGACCTCAATGGCGTGTTCGGGAACTGGGGGAAGGCGCTCGCGGGCCTCGTGAACTCCTTCGATGACTTCAGCGAACGCCAGCAAGACATCGCTGAGCTCCTGAAGCGGAACGACCTTCAGGAGAAGGACCGCATCATGTTGCGCGGGAAACAGCTCCGGAACGAGGTGAACCTCTACGGCAACCTCGCGGCTGGTGTGAAGGGCTTCTTCAAAGAGAAGAGCGCGGGCTTCAAAGCGGCTCAGGCGGCCGAGACGGCCTTCCGCGCTGTCGAGTTCGCCCTGTCCGTGAAGGCCACCGCCCAGAAGGTGGCGGAGGGCGCGGCTGCGATGTTCGCCAAGCTCGGCCCGCTCGGCTTCGCGGCCGTGGCTGCGATGGTGGGCGTCATGGCTGGCTTCGGCTTCCTCGGAGGCGGGAGCTCGAAGCCTCCCACCTATAACGAAGGGAAGGGGACTGTCCTCGGCGATGAGGACGCCCAGAGCGAGAGCCTGTCCCGCTCGCTCGAGCTCCTGAACTCGAACGCTGATGCAACGCTCCGCTACACCAGCCAGATGGNCATGAGCCTCCGGAAGATAGAGAACAGCCTCGGAGGAGTGGCTCGGATGGTGGTGAGCTCGCGAGGCATCGACGCGAGCGCGGCTGGCGTGAACACTGGCGGCGGCCTTCTGAAGAGCCTCTTCGGCTCCACCAAGACCATCGTGGGACAAGGCATCTTCGGGAGCGCTCAGGGCCTCTCGGACATCATCGCGAACGGCCTCGACGTTCAGTTCTTCACCGATGTGAAGAAGAAGTCTAAGTTCTTCGGCATCACCACGGGGACCAGCTACAAGACGCAATTCGCGGACGCGGACGCGGCTCTCGAGGACCAGCTCGGCGGCTTCTTCGCGAACGTGGTCGATGTGGTGGCCACGGCTGGCGAGGCTCTGGGTGTCCCGCTCAGCGTCATCGAGAGCCGTCTCCAGAGCTTCGTGGTGAACCTCGGGAAGGTGAACCTGAAGGACCTCTCGGGCGATGAAATCCAGAAGGCCCTCGAGGCCGCTCTGGGAGCTGAGGCGGACCGCATCGCTCAGGTGGCGGTAACGGGCCTCGAGGACTTCCAGAAGGTGGGCGAGGGTTACTTCGAGACGCTCGTCCGCGTGGCCGCCACCGTCGAGGCGTTCGAGGCTGCGATGGATGGACTGGGGAACCAGACGGACACCTCGCTCGAGAGCATCATGGCGATAACGGACCTGTTCGGGGACCTCGCCGAGATGACGGGCGCTCTCTCGGGACTACTTCTCGGCGTTCTACTCCGAGGCCGAGAAGCTCGAGCTCCTCACGGGGCCGCCTCAATGGCGTGTTCGCGGACCTCGGCTTCGCTGTCCCTCAGACGCTCGAGGACTACAAAAACCTCGTGGATGCTCTCGACCTGAACAGCGCGGCCGGACAGGAGGCCTTCGTCCGCCTCATCGAGCTGGCTCCTGTGTTCGAGGACATCATAAAGCTACAGGAACAGGTGGCCCGCGAGAAGGAGAAGCTCGAGGGCAATCTCCTGAAGGCCTACAAGCGACAGGCTGGCGAGCTCGAGAGCACCATCGCCACCTTCTCGCGCTTCAGTGAGACGCTCCGCGAGTTCCGAGACAGCCTGTTCGTGGGCGTCGGCTCCGTCGATGCCTACACTCAGGCGCTCGCCGAGCTGGTGAAGGTGGGCTCGCTCGCCTCGGCTGGTGATGCGGACGCGATGGGCCGCCTTCAGGGCGTCTCCCAGAACTTCCTCGGCGTGGCCCGCTCGAGGGCTGGTTCGCTGTTCGAGTATCAGCGAGCTCTGGCTCTGGTGGGCGGCTACGTTCAGGGCGCTATCGACGCGGCGGACGAACAGGTGAGCGCGGCCCAGCAACAGCTCGACCTCCTCACCTCTCAGGTGGAACAGCTCATCACGCTGAACGAGACGCTCGAGAGCGTGGACGAGGCCATCGCGGCGCTCCTCGCCTTCAACGGTGTCCCCACTCCCAGCGCGGCCACGGCCTACAATCCGGAGAGCGCGAACCAGCAAGAGGCCACCGCTCAGGAGCTCGCGGCAATTCGCGAGACACTGGACGGCGGGCTGTATGCTATTGCAAGAAACACCCTCGGGACCGCTAACATCCTCGACCGCTGGGATGGTGACGGACAGCCGGACATTCGGGAGTTCTCTGGTGATAATTATTAAGCCTGACACCATCACTCCGGCGAAGCTCATCGCGAGCAATGTGGCCGAGGATGACGCTCCCGATTGGGTGGCTGGTTCCTATGATGCTGGGGACCGCGTTATCTTCGCGAACAAGGTGTGGGAGGCTGTCTCCACCACCACCACCCAGCCGGACGAGGGCGCGGCCCTGAACCCGCCCCAGTGGCTCTTCGTGTCCGCCACGAGGCGCTTCCGGATGTTCGACAGCGCGCTGGGCAATGCCACGGAGAACACGGGGACCATCGAGGTGACGGTGGAGCCGACAGCGCCCTATAACGCCCTCGTGCTCTTCGGCGTCGAGGCCGCCTCCGCTCAGCTCATCGTCCGCGATAACACGGACGCAATCGTCTATGACGAGACGAAGGAGCTCGCGGACTATTCCAACATCGTGAGCCTCTACTCCTACTTCTTCGGGGACCTCCCGCTGGACGGCCGCGGCGAAGTCCCCTTCCTCGACATCCCGCTTTACTCGGGCGCAACCTATGAGCTCATAATCGACAATGGGGCGAGCGAGGCCCGCTGTGCGGAGGCTGTGTTCGGAACCCAGAGCGAGCTGGCGGTGACGAACTTCGGGACCAGCGTGGGAATTAAGGACTACAGCGTGAAGCAGGTCGATGACTTCGGGAACATCACGGTGGTCCAGCGGCCGTTCTCGAAGCGGGCGGACTATGACCTCACCGTGGAGACTTCTCAGGTGGCCATCTTCAACCGCTTCCTCAGCGGCATCCGCGCCACGCCTTGCGTCTATATCGGAGACGAAAACAGGGAGGAGACTATCGTGTTCGGCTACTTCAGGAACTTCTCCGTGGTGCTCGGGAACCCGTCCATCTCGAGCTGTTCGCTCAGCGTCGAGGGGCTCATCTGATGCCCGCTCCCACCATCACCGCGCTTCCGGCCGCGCCCTCGAGGCTTGGGGACCCCTCGAACTTCTTCGCGGAGAGCCTCGCCTTCCTCGACGCCCAGCCGGACTTCGAGGCGGACTGTGACGCCCTTGCGGCCTATCTGAACGCGGCGAACTGGAGCCCGAACGACTGGGGAGGCCTCGAGCCTGTCGGCTCCGGCTCCTCGCCCGTGTTCATAACGAACTATCCCGCCACCATCTCCCCAGCGGGAGCCCTGAGCGGCTTCGAGCTCATCAGCGAGCTCGATGGCGTCCTGTCCTCGCTCGCGGCCTTCGTGCCTGATGCGAACGATGTGCGGCCTACATTGACGGTTCGTGGACCCTCTGGCCACGCCTGTGAGCGAGCCATCGAGGCCCACGGTCCCGCCTCGTCTCTCCCNGCCCGCTCCGGCCTGATGCTCTGGCGGCCTTCAACTCGAAGGGCTTCTCGTTCTACACCAGCGCCCGCGCTTTCGCGCTCGGCTTGCAAGCGCTGGCAGACTACGCCACGGCCTTCCTGTCCGAAACAGAGGACTGGGCCACCATTGCAGACAGTATCACCTCGACAGACGACTGGGGGAGCATAGCATGAGCAAACAAGTTCGCATCCGGCGCGGGACCACGGCCCAACACGCCACTTTCACGGGCGTGTCCGGCGAGATTACAGTGGACACCACGCTCGCGAGCCTTCGTGTTCACGATGGCTCCACGGCTGGCGGCCGCCTTCTCGCTCGAGCGGACGGGGCTGGGGCGTCTGGGACTTGGGGGATTAGCATCTCCGGAAACGCTGCAACCGCCACCGTGGCGGGCGGGCTCTCGGGGACGCTGGCTGTGGGCGGCGGCGGGACTGGTGCCACTACGCCCTCAGGAGCGCGCTCGAACCTCGGCGCGGCCGCGAGCGGCGCGAACGGTGACATCACCAGCCTCCTCCAGTCCACAGCGGTGAACGAGAGCGGGAGCATCACCTCGAGCTCCATCGGCTTCCGTGGCATCCCTCAGAACAGCCAAGGCGGGGCCTATGCCCTCGCTCTGGGAGACGCTGGGTAAACGACATCTCCATCTCGACGGGCGGCGTCACCATCCCAGCGAACAGCTCCGTGGCTTTCCCCATCGGGACCACCATCGTGGTGTTCAATGATAGCGGGAGCCCTCAGAACCTCGCCATCACCTCGGACACCCTCCGGCTCGCTGGGACGGCCCTCACAGGGACGCGGAGCATCGCGGCTCGGGGCCTTTGCACCTTGCTAAAGGTGGGGGCCACGGGGTGGGTGGTGTCCGGCGCGGGGCTGAGCTGATGAGCGGCGTCCTCGCGGGCCTTCTGGGGATTGGCGGAGGCTCCGGCGTCATCATCTCCATCGACGGGCAATCTATCAGCGCGTGGAGCGAGGACGGCCCCGTGACAGCATCCTATCAGCTAAACACGAACGGAAACGTGGAGAGCGTCACCGTCACGGTGGGGACGCTCTTCCTCGAGACTTGGCTCGAGCCCACGAGCGCGGACCGCGGCCTATATTCGGCGCGGGCTCAGGTGGTGGGCGGGACCAGCCCGAACATCGGGAACTCGCTGAACACTTGGCTGGGGCTTGGCTCGACGCTGAGCTGGGGGCTCTCGGCAGACATCGCGGGCGTGGCCTTGTTCTGTAAGCTCCTCGTCCAGATACGCGAGGAGGCGTCTGGAGTGGTGCTCGGCGAGGCCACCGTGTTCCTCAATGCCGAGATGCTCATCTAAACGGCCGAGAACTTGGCGCGAGCGGCCTCTCGCGTTATAGGCTGCGAAACCTCAGAAGGAGATGGGCGCGGTGTCGGATGTGACAACTCAGGATGTGGCAGAAGCCGTTCGGGCAGTTATCGAGGAGGCCCGCCTCCCTCACGCGAACACCCTCGAGCTCACGGCCGTCCAGAAGGGCGTGGGGACCATGTTCCTCGCTGGCTGTATGTGGGTAGGGGCCACCGTCTATTCGTCTAGTCTCGAGCTCTCAGCGATGCGTGAGAAGCTCGCTGTGGCCACCGTTGACCGCTACACTTCCAAAGATGCCGAGCGGGACCTGAGGACCGTCTATGCCGACCACAACGGCCTCGAGCGTCGCGTGACTGTCATCGAGGAGAAGCTCCAGTGAAGCAGAACTTCCGCCACGCCCTGACACAGGTCCTCAAACACGAGGGCGGCTTCGTGAACGACCCTCGAGACAGGGGTGGGGCCACGAACTTGGGTGTCACCATCGGGACCCTGAGCGGCTGGCTCGGCCGTCCGGCCACCGTCGCCGAGGTTCGAGCTCTGACAGCTCGGACTGTCGAGCCCATCTATCGGAAGAACTACTGGGACGCCCTCGAGGGCGACAGCCTCCCCACGGGGCTGGACCTCCACGTTTTCGACTTCGGCGTGAACGCTGGTGTCTCCCGCGCTGCGAAGATGCTCCAGCGCCTCGTGGGCGTTGCGCAGGACGGTGACATCGGCCCTCAGACGCTCGCGGCCATCGAGGCGTTCAGCAAGGGCAAGGGGACGCCCTCCGTCATCATCCAGCTCTTCGGAGCTGAGCGCGAGGCCTACTATCGAAGCCGCAAGCAATATCCCATCTTCGGGCGCGGCTGGGTCCGTCGAACCAAGGAGGTGACGGCTGAGGCGCTGTCCATGCTCCAGAGCGAGAGGCTCCGTAATGGATGAGCTCCGCGAAGGCGTGAAGAAGGTCGAGGGGGCCATCCTCTCGACCATCCGCAAGTGGTGGCGTCCGGCCACCTGTCTCTGGATGTCCATGACGATGCTGTTCCACGGTGTCGTCCTCCCCGCGCTTCACTACTTCAGGGGCGGCGGGCTCGACACGGACCTCATGGCTCTAGCGGCGCTGGTGACATCCGTCACGGCGGCCTTCGCGGTGCGAGAGTGGGGAAAGACCCACGGCAATGATTAAGCTCGCCAGCCTCCTCGCCCCGAAGGTGCTCATCCCCGTGGGGCTGGGCATCGCGGCCGCGAGCGGCTTCGCTGGTTACAAGGTCCGAGGCTGGCAATGTGAAGCCGCCCAGCTCGAGGCTATCGAGGAAGGCGGCGAGCGTGAACGGGAGGCTCAGGATGATGTCGGCGAGATTGCCTCAGGATATGAGGACCAGCGCGAAGAGGAAAGACGCGCCGCGATGGACGGTGCGGCTCAGGTTCGTGTCATCTATCGAACAGTTCCTCCTCCTCCTGTGGATTGCGAGCCTCCTAGCGGCGCTCGGAGCCTGCTCTCCGAAGCCACCGCTCGCGCAAATGCCAGCGCCTCCGGCGAACCTCGAGGCGAACTGTCCTCAGCTCGCCGAAGCTCCGAGCCCACTCCTCGACCCTGAGCGCCTCCTCTGGGAGATGGCGCTCCTGAGCGCCTATGCCGATTGCTCGGCTCGCCACCGGATGACAGTGGAGGCATGGAAACAGGCAACGAGCCCGCCTCGCTGGTGAGGTCGAGGCGGGCTCCGGCTTTTCGGTCACTGGTCGGGCGGCGCTGTGCTCCTGTGCAATCTTCTGGAGCCGTAGGGAGGCCGCTCGGACCACCGTCCCGAGCTGGTGAGGCTGGGCCTTCTCACACCAGTCCTCGATGGACATCGTGGTGAGCGGATGCTGGGCGGCCTTGTCTGTCTCGGCGATGGAGCGCTCGACCATCCCGATGATGCCCACGGTCCGCTCCACATAGTCCGCGGGCTTCGCTGGGCCATCGCCATCGTCCACGATGGTGTCCTCCGGCTCATTGCCTCGAGCGAGGCTGTCGAGGAACAGTGTGAGGCCCGCGTGGTCCGTAGGGACATCCACGGGCGCGAACGAGACGCCCAGTTCCTTCGAGATGCGCTTCTCCTCGTCCAGTGTGCGAGCCCAGCGGCGTCCGGCTCCGATGCTGTAAATCTTCATAGTCTTGTCCTTCTCTGGTGTTCTTAGAACTGGGTGGTGAGGATGAGCTCGAGCTCGGCCCGCGCCTCCTCAGCGGTGGCGAAGATGTCGCTCTCGATGGTGTGCTCCCGCGTCACGGGACAGAAGCAGGAGACGGCGAAGCCCGCCACCTCCGGCTCGTCTCCGTAGGGGTTCGATGCGATGGACCACGAGCGCGTGGTGTCCGATACGACGGGGAGGCGGCCGATGTTCTGGCTCATGTCTTGGTTCTCCTTCAAGCGGGCCACCGCGGCCCTGAGCCCTCCATTAGACGCGGCTGGAGAGGGTGTCAAGCGGGCTTATCACTAAGCCGAGCTCAGGGCTCGAGGCCGAAGAATTGCTCGAGCGGCTGGGGTCCGGTATGGGGAGAGCTCCACACCACAGGAGCCGTCCATGAAGAACCTTGCCCAGCTCATCCGCGAAGGGAACTCCCTCGCCAATGCCACCCGCATCCTGAGGGCTCACAATGTGCTCGAGGGCCGCAAAGCCACTCCGGAGGCCCAGAACGAGCCAGAGGGCTCTGAGCGGGCTCCAGCGGCGGCTGAAGGGCAAGTTAAGCCTGCCAAGCCCAGCCGCTCGCGCAAGAAGAAGCCGGAGAGCGAACCCTCCGGCTCCTGAGGTCTTCAGACGAGAAGGAGGTCCAGCCCGAGCTCGCGCTTCTTCTGGGCGGCCTGTTCAGGCGTGAGCCTGTGCTGTCCGGTCCGGAGCATCGCTTTAAGAAGCTCGCGGCTCATGTGTTGCATGGCGTGGGCCTCCTTCCGGAAGCTGAAGTCCTGATATTCACAGGAGGGGTCCGATAGGGAGATGACCTGAGCGCTCAGGGTGCGAGCCCTCTCGGCCTCCGCGTTCAGGATGCTCTCCATCCTCTCACGGTCCCGCTTCCTCTCCTGTTCCTTCTGAGCGAAGGTTATCATCTGAGCGGCGGTGTCCTCGGCAATGCCGAGGCGCTTCGCCACCTTGTCAGGGGTTCCGAGCTCGAGCGCGAGCTGGGCGACTTCGTTCAGTTTCATGGCTTCTCCTTGTCCTCAGAGTGTCTCGTGATGCGTCATCCCGCCTTAGAACGGGATGTCGTCATCGAGGTCATCATAATCTCCGCCCTGAGAACCACCAGAGCTTCCACCCCAGCCGCCGCCAGAGCTCCGGCCGCCGCTGTCGCCAACGTATCCACCGCGTCCGGCCGCGCCACCGCTCGAGCGCCCACCGCCAGAGCTCCGG